ATTATATTGTGTGTAAACTCTATCTCCGCAATCTTGGTTGAAGTGTTCTTTAAAGAGTTCTCTTTGAACTCGTAAACCATTCCTTTCGATGGAGTTGAATACCAATGGTACTCTGCTGTTGTAAAATTCGTTGACTGGTACATTAAAATGTTGTTTTAGATTATTGTAATTTTTTTCACACGTTTCGTAATGTTTAACGATAGGAACTATTCTGTTAATATCCAACTTATCTTTAGCTCTTTGTTGTAAAATTTGATGAGCTTTAGTAGTTTCCATTTCATATTCAGGAGATGCTAAAGAAATATCTATTATATTTTTATGCACGTAATAATGCAAAAATTCTTTTTTACCCCAAACGTACAATGTATTATAACTACTAATTAATTCAGCAATATACTCGCTGTTTAACGGCATAGATTCACTATGGTTTATTGAAATAATATAGCCCTTATGTGCATTTAAAGGATGTACATATACTAAGGATACTTTATTAGTTACAGGGTGAGTTTTATAAGAATAGGGTATAACTTCTATATAAGCTTCTTTGTAACCTTTATTGTAAAAACCTTTTAGTTGGTCTGTATTTTCAATTAGCCAAAACAATTATGTAAATATACAAAGGATATTTTTAATATCCACCTCCTCCTAAGTTTGTTGAGTTTGAAGAAGGAGAAATAGATGTATTTGATAAGGGTGGTGGAGTTGATGAAGTTGAATTTAATGATTCGTAAAATTTTGAAAAATTACCTTTAAAATATTGATTAAAACCATAAAGTTTTTCTTTTCTTTCTTTTTGAAAAACAATATTTTTATTAGTGTTATAAACTTCTCCAAAATTATCCCCAGTTAATCTCCAAGGTAAAGAAATAGGAGTATAAAGTTCAAAAGCTATATTAGAAGAATTATCTACAAGATTTTCATAAACTTTTACATCTATTTCTAGATATAAATTAGAAGTATTTTTTTTACAAAAATATCTTTGAAATTCTCCAATTTTATAATCTTCATTAGTTGGGAACCTTTTAACAGAAATAGGAATACTTTTACTACTATATTTATTTTTAGTTAAAGCTGTGTAAACATTTGAGTCTCTTGATGAAGGAATTGAAAATAAAGTGTCAGTAATATCTTCATCTATTCCTTGGGAATTTACTAAATTTTTTAATGGGATTAATGCAATGTTTTGCCCTTGCCCTGGAGATTTTCCAGAAAATAATTGCCCATTTGAAAGACTATAATATAATCCTATGTAGGGTTGGTTATTGGTAGCTAAAGCATATTCGTCCCCATTAGTATATAGATTGGGTTTTATTTGAGATTTAGGATAATATTGAGCCATAAAAATTATTTAGCTGATCCTACTATAAATATTTGAGAATAAAAAATTGAACCTCCTGGGTAAGTAATTTCTTGGTTTTGAAATAACCAATCTTTAAATTTAACATCAGGATATTCATCTATTAATCTTTCCTGAAGGTTTTTACCATCTTCATTTGGAAGAATTACTTGTTTTTTAAACCTATTTTGATAATCATTACCTATAGAACCTCTTGAAGCAAATAAAGTATCAGGTTTATCGTTTCCTTGAGGAGGAACCCAAGCAGCTTCAAATTTAGAATCAATGCTATTTGTTGAAGGGTTATAAGCAATGTTCATTGAAAAATTTGTTATTTTAATTTTATTTTGTTTAGATGCTTCCTCACATAATTTAATAAAATCTTCTCCATATTTTGGAGATGAAACAGCATGAGCTCTATCCCAATTTACATTATCTAAAGGTTGTGAAAATTGTAATGTTATTTTGTTATCTGATGGAGGGGATGAAGGGGGTAAGTTATTATCCAATTCTGGAATTGGAGCATTATCAACATTTTTTATTTCTGTTTTTAGGTTATTTTGAGTTATTGGTTTTAAAACTACAGGTTTAGAAAAAGTATTAGATTGGGGTAAATCATCATAACCATCAATAAAGAAATAACCTCTATATCCATTTGCTCCTACTACAGAATTAGAAGAAGATTTTTTTAATTTTCCACCTCCATTTACAGAACAAAAAGCTAAAATTGATTGGTCTAAATCTTTAAAGTCATTAATATTTTGTGGGAAGTGTTTATATTTTTTAGAAAATTTTTTATATCCATTTACAAAAAAAGTTACAGCTACCATAGCACTAACTTCTATATCATCATTTAACTGGTCTGGGAAATCTGCTATATTTCCTTTGTAATTACTTCCAAAAAGTTTTTTAGTTTCATTATTTTGATTTACATAATTATATTGCCATGTTATTTGATTTAATCCTCTTCCTCTATATTTAAATCCTTTTCCATCTCCAGGTTTATGCCATAATTCTTTATTTCTAGAGGTGTGATTCCAACCATATATGGTATTAAACCAATTTTTCTTACCTTCTGGAGATCTATCAGCTAATAATTCTACTACAGTTTGTCTATCCCAATTTCCTTTGCCATAGTAATTATTAAACCTCCCTGTAAAATAATGGAGGGCTCCTTTTTCACCATCAATTTGGTTTTTACCAAACATTTTTTCTTTAATAGGGACAAATCTACTTTCTTTTCCCATAGTACTAAGAATCCCTAATTGAGCTATAGGGTTAGTAACCCCTGCTGCTTCCATTGTTTTAATAATAATTTTTAAATTATCTGAAACTTGAGATTTTTTACGAGTTAAACGTGTATTATCATACCATGAAAGTTTTCCTTGAGTAATTTTATTACCATTTTCAGCTGAACTAGGTCTTTCATAATTATAAACAGAATTACTATTTTGGAAAAAACTTCCCGGAATATTATAAAAATTATTAAAATCTTTTCCTAATCCCCCAAAAAATCTATCTAAAAGAGTTTGACGATAATCTATAGTTTCTAACAAATATTTATCTCCTATAGTAGCTATGCTATTTAATTTAGTAACCCATTGGTTTTTATTTAATTCATGATCTACATTAGTTAAAACAAATTCTAATCTATCTCCTTGTAGATTTGAGTAATTTGTTGGTAAAAATTTAGAATTTATTTTTATTTTATTGTAAATTTTTGTTCCTGACATACCATCTATATCTAGTTGTAAATGGAAAGGTAAAAATCCTATATCCATAGATGAATATTCTTTTTTAGATTTTGAATCTTGAGAAGAATAATATTTTAAAAGTTTATAAAAAGCTGGTACTTTATTATAGTTAGCACTAACAATATCATCATCTAAAGGTTGAGATGAGGGAATACCTGTAATATTTTTAGCTTTAGCTATTGCAACACTTCCTTTTGCTTCTAAACTTCCCATTTTAGAAAAATCCATTTTAAATTCTTTTTCTTGAGAAGGAAACCAACCATGAATTTGGCCCGTTTGAAGTAATTGATAATAATCCTTCCATATTTTACGATATCTTTGTAATTCTTTATCAGGACCTTTATTAAACATTTCACTTCCTACTACTAACTCCTCTTTAAATCTATCTACAATACCCTTATTCCATTTTGAAAAAAATGTAGCATCTTCTCCAACTACAAAACCATTTGCAGTAGATCCTACTGTAATCATAGTAGCATATTCAGGTGTTACTGTTGTAGTTATACCCGCTTTTTGAACAAAATTAGAAGTTTGAGGAACGTTTGTAGTATCATAACCATATAAATCAAATATATATTCTTCAGGAGCTTTACCTTTAAATAAAATGTGTAAGGATTCTTTATCTGGGAGTGGAGTTTCATCTACTAATCTTATAGTATCTTCTTCTTCATAAATTCTTGGAGTTAATTTATTTACTCCTCCTAAAGCTTTATTAATTCTTCTACATAAATTTTTAAGAAAGTCCATTAAACTTATTCTTCCTTCTTTATCTACATTATCAAGTAAGGATAAAACTTCAACGAAATTAATATAAATATTCATTACTTTTCCATAATTATTATTTCCATTTAAAGAATTTGGAGAGGGAGGGTCCCATTTAAAAGAAGCTAATCCTTCATAAACTTTTTGAGTTACATTAGGTGCGTTAGTATAAAATTCATCATTCCTAATAATGCAAACTTTTGGATCTATTGATACCATATTAGGTATGTAAAACATTAAATTTCTATTAATGTTTGTATCTAATACAACTAAAGGATCTAGTGATTTTTTATCATAAGGTATTAAATAAGCTTGTATTAAGTCAAATAAATGTCCTAATCTAATAAAATTGCTATATTCTTGATTATTTAAAGCTGTTAAAAAAACATAATTTAAATCTTCTTCTTGGGTAAAATCTTTAGGGCTATCAAAATTTATAGCTCCCATTTTACCATAAAATTCATTTTTTAATTTTGTGTAATTATCTTCTACACCAAATAAATCTCCCCAAAAACCATTTGGTGCAAGTTCTCCTGTTGGTGTAAATTTATTTCCTTTTTTACTTCTATATTCAGTAAAAAACCCATTTAAACCATCATTAAGGGCTATTTCAATAGGAACTTGTTTTTGGACATATCCTACTTCAATATCATTAAGTTTAATAATTTCTCCCTCTAATGATTCATTACTGATTGCATTAGCTAACCTAATATTATATAATATAGTTCCTAATTTATGTTTATTTCTATTAACATCAATAACATCTAAATCTTCATCTTCTTCTTTTTTACTATTATTATTAGAATCTACAACTTGGGTTTCATAGCTTACTAAATTCATTTTTAAAGATTCTATAACATCCCCCAAAGATATTAAATCTAAATCTATACTATATGAATTATCTGGATTGAAAGTCCATTTAAAATTTACTACTTTTGCTAATAAAGCATCATAACCTCCCTTATACTTTTTTCTTTCATTTTCTATTATTTTTAAAAATTCTAAGTGGGATTTTCCATCACTTCCCCCGGAGTAGAATTCTTTATTTAATAATGTATTTCCCAAAGGTTTTATAATGTCTCCAGGAGAATCAGGATCTAAATAGTGACTATCTCCCCATTCTAAAAGCATAGTATACCCTAACCTCATATACAAAGTTTCAATTATATCAAATTGGGTTTTATTAAAAACTTTTAATTTAATATTAGCTTTTTTAATCGATCCCATTTCCATAGATTTTACAGTAGCACTTTCAATCCCTGGCATAGGAACTAAACCAAACTCTGTATTACCCCCATAACCATAAACAGGAAGACCTGTTTGAGTATTACCCATTATACCTGAAGCATGTCTATAGGGGCCAAAAGTTTCTGATTCTTTAGTAATAGTATCTGGGGATTGATTTAAATCCCCTTCACTTAATATTCGAATTCCTTCTTTATTATATTGAGTAATACTATTATTAGGATTAACTTGAGTACTAGAATTATCACTTGTTACAGTGCCTGTACTGTAATCCATAGCAGTAGTCCCATTAAATAGAATATAACTTACAGGAAGAAATTTACCTTCAGGATAACCTGAAGGAAGTCCCGAAATTAAATTTAAACGAGATTGGGATATAAAAGTACCTGAACCTAATTTAATCCAAGAGGTTCTAGAATTTAAATAATAAAGTTCCTCAGTAGTTCTTTCAATTTTACCATGGATTTTTTGTCTTTCATTTACTTGTTTGGCTACATAATCTTTAAAAGGTTCTCCTACTATATTACTAGACATAATTTATTTTTAATAACTATTTGAACTAACAGATGTAATATTATTATCTGTTGGAAATTGATTTAAACTTTCATATGCAGCTAAAATAGATGATATGTTTTGGGGAATTCTAATTTGAGCTCCTACAGGTGGAGTTAATGAATCTTGTTTTAATTTATTATTAGCTATAGATATAATCCACCAATATGTGGAATTTTTATAATACTGGCTAGCTAAAGTATCATACCTATCCCCTATTGTAGTTATAATATAAAGATCATTAGAAGATAAAGGAATATTAGGATAACGATTTGTAGCAAAATATTTTTTTCCTTCTAAAGTTCTTCTAACTGGGATTTGTGAGTATCTATCCATTTATTCTTCTTTTTTTCTTGGATTTGCATTATAATTATCTCTCCATAAATAATTTTTCTTGTCATAATTATTATTATATTTTCCTTTTCCAGTAGCTAAAGCAATATACCTTTCATTTCCATATTTATTGTTATCTATTAAAGATTGTTTTGGTTTTGGCATTGGTGATGGAGATGATTTAGAATCTTTAGTTTCTATTTTCATTTTACTAGGCCTAAATGAATGAATTGGTTGGAATGTAAGTGAACTAACTTTAACCATATGAGGCATTTCTTTTACAGATCTATCAAAAGTTCCTTCATCATTTATAGCAATTTCCCAAGTTGATTCCTGAGGAACATCTATAGTCATAGATCTTATAAATCCTGGAAGTTCATAACACCATCCGCCTACTGTTAATTGTACTAAAGGTCCTGCCATATATCCAAATGTAGTATAATCAGGAGCTAGGTTGGAGGCAAGGTAATTTAGTTTTCTGTACATAACCATTAATTCTGGTTTAGATTGGGCCGCTACAGTAAAAGCTAAATTAATATCTCTTTGAAATTTATCATATTTATAAAATTCTTCTCCTCTACCCATGTATTGTGTTGTGTTCCAATTTCCAGTATATTGGTCTGAAAATTGGTCTAAAAATGCTCTAAAATGCATGTATATTTTTTCAGAAGGGTTTTCTGGGTCTATAGCTGCTATTCTAAATTTTACAAAATCATTTTTTACTCCACCCATTTGTCCTTCTTGAGTACCAGCAGGTCCTGAGGATTTATATAAGGGTAAAGCATTAATTCTATCTGTAATCATTACTTTACCATCCTGACCTATTTTGCCTTTAGAGTAACGAATTTTATTTCCTTTAGCACTTGGATTTGCATAATTTATTCTTGAATCTATATTCCCATCTATAGTAACATTAGGATCTGAATAATCTGGGGATATACTTGTAATAGTAGTAAATTCTTCTTTTATAACTGCTTCTTTATAATTAGAAAAATTTGGTAATACTGTTCCTGGAATTTCTGAAGCAGCAGCAGAATCTACAATTTGATTTTGAGTAAGTAAATATTTAAAAGCTCCAATATTTATAGTATCATTTTCTAAACTACCTAAATTATATACACCTCCCCTGTTTTGGTTTTCTACAACTTTACTAATAAATTCACTTTGCACAAAACTTGTTGTAGCATCAGTACTACCAAAATATTCAGTTCTAAACTGATCAAAACCTGCTGTAAAAAAGGAAAGTAAAGAATCTTGTCCAAGACTATTTTTTTCTAATTTTGCTTGGAGTGGAAAATAATTTCCACTTAACATTCCACTCTTTGTTGCCTGTATAGTTGAAGGGGGTAATTTTATGTTACGAGGTTCTGAGTAATATCCAGGTATACCAGAAGCTAATGGATTATCACCTGTACCTTTTTGGCTATTTTCTGGTAGGTTCCATTCAGTACCTCCATCAGATCCTATTCTTAAAGGTGCATCTGGAATAGGGTTGTAATTTTTATTAATAGATTTGTAAAACATACCAGCTCCACCATCTTTTTGGAATTTGCCAACTAAATAGTTAGCTTCTGATTTCATGATTTCTAATTTATCATCTTGATCAGCTATATCAGGTCTTCCTACTTGATAAGTATAAATGTCATCTCTTGGAATTATGCTTCCTCTTACACCTAGATCTAAATTTTCTAAAGGTAATCCATCTTTATATGCTGTAGGGTTCCAAAGTATTTCTACTCCTTTATCTACTTCAAAAGTTCCATTACCATTATCTTTAGAATTTTTATTTATTAATGAGCCTTCACCTAAAGATTTATCTGAGAGGTAATTACTAACTCCTCCTATACCATAATATCCAGCTATTGTGTAGTTATATCCTCTAAAATCTCCTGTTCTAAAAGTAAAAAAATCAGGAATCATTCCAGGAACTAAATTTGTAGTTAAACCTGGGTTGTTTCTTCCTGTTCTAATTGGGCTTCCTAAGGGATCAGTATCAAAATCTACTCTAGTTCTTCCTAATCCTAATAATGAATTAGGACCACCACCATAAGCTAAAACATTAGTTTCATTTTTAGCAATTTGATTTTGTCTTTGAAATTGTCCTTTCCAAGGAAGAGAATTATCTATTTTAACTTGGGTTAATTGGACTAATCTATTTCCTTCACCATCTTCTCCTCCTAAAATACGATATCCCTCTGAGGTTCTATTGTTTAATTCATTTAAATAAGATCGTTGTGATAAAATAGGAGGTAATATTCCTTGTTTAGTTATGTGCCCTCCAAAAGCATTAATCCCAGATTGGATTAAAGTAGATAAAGGATTGTAAACACCTTCATTTAAAATCCCACTAGCTTGAGTTTTAACCCCTATTCGAGATAAAATGTTTTGTTTAGCTATAAAACTAAACCCTGTGGGGTTTAATGGATCTATAAAAAATTGAGTAAGTCTAGATAAATCTTTTTCAATACTAGGGATGACATCTAATCCTCCTCTTAGGATAAAATCATCTCCTACTAAATAGGGACCCTGAGCATTAGAAAGAACATTAAAATTTTGATTAAGTTCTTCTTTTACATAAGGTTGGCTACTAGATCCTGCATCAGGCCTATCTCTACCATATCCTAAAGATCGGAGATTTGTTGTTAAAGTTACTAAACTCATTCATTTTTTATCAAAATCCTAAAGCTCCTGCGTTAGGACCATTTTCATACCTACCTGCAATATGACCATCCATTAAATGTGGTACAGATGCTAAAGGTGCTGTTGGTAATTGACCATTTAAAGAACCATCATAATCTGATGATGGAGGTAAGTCATTGTTTGTTCCATCTATATATTGTTGGTATCCATTATTTACTTGGGGTTTAGAACTTCCATTTAAGGAGTAACTTCCTTTAGAAGTACCATCTGAATGTAGTTTTGAACTTGGTAACCCATTGCCCATTCCACTTACTAAAGGGTTAGTAGGAAATTGAGTTCCATTAAACTCTGTATAAGGTGAGCCATTTGAGGTTAACATATTTTCTAATGCTGACATAGTATTTGTTTTTAGTGTTTATTATAAATATTTAAAAATTCTAAATTATTAACCGTATTCGAATTTTCTGTATAAAGGTTCTAAAGGATCAGATAAAGGCTTATTATTTTTAGTAGCAACAATTAATTCTCGAATAAAGGTATTATTTTGATTAAATATACTTTTTAATTGTCCTATTTCATTTGATACTGTGTTAAATTTGTCTCCTAATTCTTTCATTCCACTGTTATTATTTACTGTCACAGGAGAATTTACAACTATATTTTCATCAATAGTAGGATTAATTGATGGAGTAATTTCAGGATTTACATTTATTTGAGGTTCAACACTTGATTCTATGTTAGGTGTAGGAATATCTTTAGCTAAATCTGTACCTGCCACATATACTCCTTTATCTTGGTTATTGAATAATGTTAATTCTCCTTTTTTAAAATCCATTAACCCCTGATCTCCATACCCTACAGGAGCTATTGCATCATCTGCAGTTGCGGAAGAAATAGCAGCTAACATACCTCCTACAGCAACAGCAGCTAATCCTACACCTATAGGACCTAATACAGCATTTCCTGCAAATATATCAGCTATAGCTTTAGCAATAGATAAACTTCTTAATATTTTAAATCCTTTAATAAGTTTTGGGAGATAAGATAAAGTTAATACACCAAAAAAACCTATAGTACCTGCTGTACTTTCAAATATTGATCCTATAAACCCTGCAAATTTTCCTAAAGGACCTTCTACCATCATAACAAACATATCTTGCATCTTTAAAATAGCATTATTAAATTTTTCTTGGGTAGTTAACATTGCTGCTCTTTGTAATGCTTCTTCTCCATTTAAAGCAGCAAAAGATTCAGCATTCATAGTTCTATATTGCTCCATAAGAAGCATATCACTCATTTCATTTACAGACATGCCTAAAGCATCTGCATAAGCTTTTTGTTGTATAACATTTAAATTTTGAAAATCTTGAAAAGTACCAATTTGATCATTAATTTCTTCCATTAAAGTAATTTGATCATTATTTAAAGCGGCAAGTCTTGCTCTTTCTAAATTAATATTTTTACCTAATAATAATTCAGCTTTTAATTCATTTGTAATAGATTGTTCAAAATTTAATAAATTACCTGCTACTTTATTAACAGTTTCTAGTGTAGTACCTAAAGCTTCAGCCATAGATACGGCTTCAGTTAATTGTTTTGTTGATCCTCTAAATTGAACTAAAGTATATGCAGAAGCTTTACCTACTTTTTCTAAAACTGATCTTTGGTTTATTTGAACTCCTAATTGAGAACCTACTTGAGATGTAATTTCAGTTTGAGAAATAATTTGATCATTTAAATCTTCTCCAAAAGATTCAGCAAATCTTTGAAGTCTTGCAGTAGCTTCAACAGATGTTCCTACTCTTTCATTTAATAAAGAAAAAGTTTGTACATTTTCTGCGTTTATTTTTCCTACGGCTGAAAATACACTAGTGTAATTAGAAAGGGCTTTACCTAGTCTTACTGTATTAAAAAAAGTATCAGATGTAAAGTTTGCAATACCCAGAAATTCTTTTCTTATTTCTCTAGATTCATCATATGAAGTACCTAAAGCTTTAGAAAAGTCTGTAGCTTGTTTATTTATGGTACCCATAGCTTTACCTAACAAAGTAAATAAAACTGCTGGGTCTCTTAAGGATTGTGTAAGACCTTTAATAGCCTTACTTAATCCTACTATACCCGTAGCAGTTTTTCCCAGAAAGCCACTAGTAGAATTAGCAATTGATTTTTCAACATCTAATCTTTTTTCAGTAAGAATATTTAACCTTGATAAAGAATTTTCTCTTTCTTTATTTTTTCTATCAAAATTAGGTTTTTGTGTAGGGTCATTAAGGTTAATATTTTTAATTTCTTCTTGTAGATTATCTAATTTAATAGATTCATTTTCAATTTCTTTTTCAAGATCTGATACTTTTATACTGTGAGTAATTGTTTTACCTATATTTTTAGGGTCTGGGATTTCAATATTAAGTTTAAAATCTTGAACTTGTTTTGAATTAAGAAGTGTAGTAAAAAGTTCATTATTGAATTTTTCCATTTCCCCCACTGCTTCTGAAACATTTAAATGTTTAGAAATAGCTTCTAATCCTGGAATTTGTCCTATAGATTTAAGAAGTGCCCCAGTTATCCCTACAGATTTTTCAACACTAGTTTGTTTAACAATAGCAGATTCTAATTGTCTATTAAAAGCTGCTTCTAAACCTACATTTTGTTTTAAAATCCCATTTATTTCAGTAAGATAAAAAGCTTCTTTTGGAGTTAAAGTACCTTGTTTCTTCTTTGCTTCTAAAAATTGTTCTTCTCTTCTTAAATTAGAAAATTGAATTTTTGAAATATCTTTTTGTTTATTTAATTCTTTAACTGAAAGTTTAAAAATACCATCTCTTTGATCAAGGAGTTGAGCACTTATATTGTTTAATTTATTAGTGGCTTTTGTAATATTTTGAATTGCAGTTTTACCCTTAGTCATTTCATTAATTATTTGTTGAAATGATTTAAAAGTATAATCTAATTCACTATTTAGTTGTTGTACTCGAGCTTGTAACCCTTTTAAATTTGATTGAGCACTTGCTAATTGGTTTGCGGGGAAAATTGGGGTTTGACTTAAATCTCCTAATTGTTGTTTAAGTCTAGCAATTTCAGCATTTACTTTATTTATATCATTAAAATCTTTTTGGGTAAACATTATTAATACATTTATTATAAATATTAAAAAATATAATTATTTATAACTTGTTTTTTTAGATTGTGCAAATTCAGGAGCTGCTACAGTTCCATCTTCTGATATTAATGTAGTAGATGAAGATTTCCCTTTTTGGGCTTTTTCATATGCTTTTTTTTCTTCATCATAATACGTTTGAATATAATTAAAAGTAACATTTCTTAACCATACAGGCATATTATATACTGTATGATAATCATACCCACCTTTCCCATGAAATATTATTTCATGAATTTGTTTAAATAAATTTACTCTATAAGTCAGAGTCAGGCCAAAAAAAGCTGATGTTAATTGGAACTGTTTTTTGTCTTCCGTCTTGGCTACGAAAGGCTAAATCTACATCCGGATTTTTAGACTGGTAGTCTTTTCTTAATTCTCTTGAATCAATAGCTAATAAATAATTACTAACAAAATCGTTTATAGTTTTAGGGGAGTTGTCTCCTTCTACAGATGTAATCATAGTTCGGAGTCGAGTGGAAACCTCGGGGGAAGCATTTTTATCAATTTTTTTATAACCTTCTATTTCTTTAGCAATAGTTTTTTCATCTGTGCCATTTAAAAGTTTATAAGTAATTTTAGTGCCTGAGTTAGGTAAAGTGTAATCAAAAGAATTTTGACCTTTAGAAAGAGATTTAAAATCTATTTTCGTAGAATCCAAAGTGGATAAATCTACAGTTTCTTCAATTCCTCCTACTTTAAAAGTATAGTCTTTACCATATCCTAGTATTCTAGAAGCTACTAGTAAAGAATTTTTATCTCCTAATAACATATCATCTAATTCAAATTTAGGGGATATTACTAAAGATTCTAATAATTTATCTAAAACAATACCTTGAGAAATGTAATTTGAATTAGTTAAAATATCTTCTTCTTTAGCTGTCATATATTTCATTTCTACTTCTCCACTTGATAAAGGGTGGTCAGTTGGGTAAAAATGTCCTTGAGATGGAAGTTTTATTTTTTCAGTTGGAAACTTGAATTCGGCCATAATCTTTTATTTGTAAATAACTTTTAATTTATTATAAATACCAATATAAAAAAGGAGTTTGACATAGCCAAACTCCCTTTTAAAGAATTGAGTAAATTTTTAGTAGTTTAAGATACAATAATCAACACCTAAGGTTACTTCAATTTGTTTTGCTTCATTTTCAGTATCCCAGTTATAATCTCCGAATGTAGCTTCTTTAACAAAAGCGCCTTTTAAAATCCATTCCGAAACTTTATCTCCTACTGGTCCTAGTACGTTAACAGTTAATTGTTTTTTATAAAAATCGGAATAACCATCTCTACCAGTAACAGATTCATGATGTAATCTTACCCACTCCATTACGGCTTGAGCACCTGAAGGTGTAATTGGGTCAAATAATGTCATGGTAATATCATTCCATACTGTCTTTCCTTTTACTTTTCTTTGAATATTAATATGGTTTAATATTACTTCACCTTGTGTTAATGATACAGCACTAACTCCTTTGATTATAAAGCTTGGTATACCATCCATATAAAGGATAAACCTATTAGCTTGTTTTGGTTCAAAAGCGGTAAAAAATATTTCGTTGGGTTGTAATATAGGCATTTTGTTCTAATTTATTTCTTGTTATAAATATCTAATTCTTTAATTTTTTATACTATTCAAAACTAGCTCCTGTAGGTAGGATAGTAAAATCTAAATATATAAATTCGGCTGTTCTAGTTGGTTGTACAAATATTTGTCCTACTAATTGATTTCTATCAATAACATCTGGTCCATTATTGCTATCATCCATTACTACTTTAAAAGCAAATAATCCTTGTCTTTGTTGAATACTTGATAAATAAGGATTTACTGATGATAGAAAATTATTTCTTGTAGCCGTTGTATTTTGTTCAAATACTAAATTATCAGCTACTTGTGAAATAAAACTTTTCATTGTAATCAATAATCTTCTAACATTTACTCTATCTAAAGCACTAGCTTTTTTCTGTAATGTTTTCTGACCAAATACTACTACTCCCGTATTTGGGAATGTAGCTATTGGATTAACATTTCCAGTATATAAAGTATCTCTTTGACCATTTGTTAAAGCTCTTTCAGCTCTTATTACAGTTGATAATCCACCCCTATTTAAACCTGCTGGTGCAAACCAAGCAGCAGTTGATTTATCATTAAAAGCATATACTCCTGGCATCATAGCTGAAGCTGGCACCCAAACTTGAGATCCTAAATCTGGATCTATTGTTTGTAGCCAAGGCCAATATGTTGCGGCATATGAAGAATCTATACCAGAAGCTTCTGAAACTATTTCTGTTATATTTTTATCCCACTCTTCCATATCTACTATTGCCATAAAATCTCCTCTAGATTCAGCATTTGAAATTATTGTAGTAATTTGAGATGAATGGTTCTTTTTATTTAAACCAGGAACTGTAAGTGTACTATATCTATATAAATCTTTATTATTTAATAAGCTTATAGCATCATCATAGTCACTAGCTGCTAATCCTTGAGAACTAGCACCTCCAGCATTTTCATAAGCTGCACTTGCAGCTGATGATGAAACTGAACCATTACCGCCTCCAAAAACTCCACTTTGAGCTGCAGGTAAGAAATTTGAACTAGAGAGATATTTACTTTTTACATCTCCATTATTATTAAGGTATTCAGGCATAGGGCTTAAAACAGATTTAACTCTTACGTAATTACTTTTATTTACATAAGCTCCTGTAGTTTTGATATAATAATCATTACCTTCATTTGCTACTGTTTTTGTAGTGTCTCCTATTACTTTAGAAATATAATTATCAGACATAGGATCTAAACTTAAATCCGTCCAAGTTTCTAAAACTACTTTTTGAGTAGCTGTATCATTTCCTTTTCTGATTAATAAATTAAAAGTTCCTGAACTTGAATTAGGGCTTATAATTTCCCATCTTAAATTATCAGCTGAACCACTATCTAAAGTTCCATTTGATCCCGTACTTCCTGTACTATTCATAATAGTACCCTCACTTAAAGTTTCCAATTCAAATGCATTTGAAGAAGAAACTGATGCTACTGCTGAACTAGTAGCTGGGGTATAGTTTCCTGCTGTTACTCTAGATACTAGTAGTGAGTCTCCTCCTTGTTGGAAATAATTATATGCTGAAATTGAAGTAAAGTATGAAAATCTTGAACTTCCAGATGTTTCAATACATCCATATATGTTTTTAAATTCAGAAAAAGATGTTATTACTGTAGGAATTTCTACTGGTCCTTTAACAGTAGGGCCTATAATAGCTGCTCCTGCTTCTACAGGTTGCGCTGTTATAAATGATTGATCATTTTCTCTAGCTAATACGCCTGGGGATAAAAGTACTTCTGCCATTTTATGTTATGTTAATTTTGTTTATAAATATTACAGAAGCTTTTAAAAATGCAATTAGGCCTTAATAAATTCGCCATTTTCTACATTTACTGTACCCACACCATATTTATTTTCTAAAGTTTGGGCCATTTGTTTTTGTTCTTCCTCAAAAGCTTCTAATTGTTTTTGAATTTCTTTTTTATTTCTTTCAAAATATATTAACTGGTACTCTACTTGTCCTAATTGGTAAAGTAAAGAACTTTGTTTTTCTTGAAAATTTTTTAATTTTTTTATTTCTTCAGTTGTTAAAACTTGTTTTTCCATAATTATAAATATTAAACTTTTAGTTTAAAATACAAAAAAGCATTTAATATTCCAAATTATTTTCTCTATTTCTTCCATCAGGGTATGATGTTGGGTTTACTTGATATGTTTGAGGTTTTGAATTTGTTTCCATTGTAAATGTAACTTTAGATTTAGAATTGACTTTTTGGATTGCTGTTATATCTTTTTGTAAAATATTAGGAACAATATACCCATACATTTTAATCTGAAATGTGCCTCTTACTAATCTTTCTTGGCTTTGTTGTAATTCAGTTACAGTAGTAAAATTATCTATCCTAGCTCTAAATTTAAACCTTTCAGGATTACCCCAATAAGAATCTGAGGCATAATTTATAGCTTCTATTATATTATTAAGTTGTTCTACATAATAAGTTTGTGCTATACAACTATAAGTTAAATTAACATAATCAGGTACTACATTAGCTATAAATTGTTTAGTAGGGATTTTATTATTTAGTAAATTAAAATTATCATAAGTATTTTTAGGATTAAATATTTTTTGGAAAAAAGTATAGAAATTAGGTTGATTTGAATCTAATTTATTAGCTAATGATCTATTTTTTTCTATTGTATCTCTTTTAAACATTAAAATAGGCATCATAATAGCACCTTTTTTATCTCTATAATATGCATCTTTTTGAATAGATTTCCACCTTTCAGGTGAACCATATATTATAGGAACAGATATACGTTCTCCATTTTGTAATACAGTTGGTTTAATAACATTATTAAAATAATACATTATAGATTCATCAATATCCTTTATACCAATAGAAAAAGGTTTTGTAGTGTCATCTTTAAATGACATTTGTTCTGATCTGTTAAAAGGAAGATTAGCTTGGTTATTAGGTGGATATTGTTCAGGGGTATCTGAATTTGGTTTTCCATATTCTACAGAATAAGGAGTTTGTAACCCTTCAGAAATTTCTCTCTGGGTTTTTGGAATTGGTTTTCTGTAGTAATTTTTAGCCATTTATTCTTGCTTTTTCTAATTGTACTTTATCAGCTGGGGTATAGTGAGTTTTACATATTATTGAAAAATCCCTACCAAAATCTTCTAATCTAGGATTAATTGGGTTTTCATTATATCCATAATCAGGATCTTTACCTGCAAAATATTGGTTGCCTATTACATCATCTACTTCATAGTAACCTCCATAGTAATATATTATATCACCAACTTGTGGGACTAAATCTGCTCCGTAATAATCTGCTTGATCGTAATTTTTGTTAAAATTAAGGTTTCTTTGTAATAAATCATCTCTAAGAAACTTAAAATCAACATTTCTATAATAACGTACACCTAATTCATCATCTGGGTATGCTTGTGGTTGATGATCAATTAAACAACTTAATAATACTGGGGCATAATAATATTTAGCACCCGAAGATTCACCATAAAGATTTACTTTAGTTTCTTCTAATTTATATTTGTAATAAGCACATTGTTGAGAAATAATATCACCTATTAATTCTCTATTTATGTGTCTTATTAGACTTACATCACGTTGACTACCATATAAAGCCATATTATGCTATGTATATTGTATAAGGAACTTTATTTAATTCCTTTTGTAAATAATCTCCTTCTAATGATCTTCTTTCTAATAATTTATCTCTAGAAGTTTCATCAAAATATCCTCTTAATCTTTCTATTAATGCATTTTTTTCCGATGTAGCTGCTGAGATTAAATCTGATTGGTTTAAACTAATTTCTGCATCTGGTATAGGAATTGTACCATATTTTCCTCTAACATACCCTAACATTTCTTTAGCTATTGCTAAAGTATATTCAAATATCCATTGTCTTCCTATTGAATTTATAGCATTATAATTAGGGTTTTCAAAAGGTACTTCACTTACATTTGTTACTTTATTAGTACCATCTATATATGGATTTTGTCTATCAGATTCTTTAATATATTGAAACCATAACCTATGAGTGTCATTTCCTCCTCCCATATCATTATAGTAAGGTATAGGAAATATTCTTAATTTATTATTAATAAGTTCAAATGTATATTGTGATTTTCTTATTTGATCATTTAATTCTATTGCTTGTATAGTTTGTAAATCATAATTTAGGGGCATTAATAAAAAATTAATAGCAGGTGAATAATTACCCCAACCAAATGAATCCAATAAATTCATCATACCTGTACCAGTACCAGCATATGGGTCAAAATATCTTGATATTGCAGGGGATATCTCATAAAATATTCTTTTTACTTCTATTCTATCTCCTTCTTCTAAATTGGCATTTTCTTTTGCCCAAACATCCATATCATAATCTTGTTGTCCCCTTATTAAAGCTATAGAACCAGAATACCATGTAACACGACCACCAACACCCGCTTCTTCTCCATATTGATCAGATATTCTAGCTATACCTGCCATATTAGGTTTAATAATTTTATTATTAGCTTCTATTAATGAATTTGATCCTTGTAAAGATAAATAATTTTCTCTTACTTTATAAGCATATAACTCATTTCCATAAGTTGTAACTGCTTCTTCAAATGCTGTAAAGAAAGAACCTGATTGTAATTCTACATCTGCTAAAGGATAGCCTAGCCTTCGAGCACAAAAATCTGCTACTTTATTAGCATCTACTATAAAATCAGACTGATTATCATAAAAGCCAAATGGTGTTTGACCTGCTGCAAATGTTGATATGCCTGTCCAAATTGGAATATTCATAATATATTTATTAAGTTGTTGCTATAAAATATTCTACTTTAGCAGAGCTACCTGATGGTTCTACAAATACAGACATTATATCATTATATAAAAATGTATTAGTTGCACTACCTGTTATATCACTTGTTGATAACATAAATGTACCACCTGCAGCTATTGAAAAATTCATAAGTTCTGAAGAAGATGATACTTTTAAATTAATAGGAACTGTAGATGAATAGTTAGATATTCTTCCATATTTAAAACTACCTGAAGTAAATGTACCAGATCCTGGTTTATTATTATATTCAAATATTGTAGTTTCACTTCCTGTAGGTACCGTAACTATTCTATTATCATAATTTTCTATACCAGAAATAGTTAATTTATAATCAGTACCTCTTTCGGTTCCTTCAAGTAATACTCGTTCTCTTATTAAAAGGGTGAAATCTGCCATAGCATTTTGTTATAAATATTAAAAAATAAAAGTAGAATAAAAAAAGCCCAGCTAAAAAGCCGGGCTTAATTTTGAACTTATGTTAAGTTTTTATTATACAGACGCTAAGTCGTTAACAAATACTCTACCATAGAATTCTGGTCTGATCATCTTCTTAGCATATCTCGTTAATAGACCTTTTCTTGGTGTGAAAGTGTCTGGATCGTATACTAATGGAGTCATGATCAATGGAATATAAGGGGCAAATACAGCACCAGTTTCTAAGAACTGAGAACCTCTATATCCCATTAATATTACATTTTCAGTCATATATGGGTTTTTATAAACATCATATCTGCTGTTCATTTGTCCCATTTTTTGGATACCAAAAGCAAATTTTGCTTTGTTAGC